GCTAGGGCTGCCCAAGACAAAGCCACCCCCCGAGATGACGGCGGGGGGTTCATGGCTTCGGCTTCGGTTTGCCACGCGACGAGTTGCATGAGCGGTGAGCTGCGAGAAGGATCGAGTCGTCTTCTGGGTAGATGTGGTCGGCAGTCCAAGGGTCGTCGGGTCTGGCTGGTTGGTTGCATATCCAGCAGATGGTGGCGTTGTCTCTGACCCATTTGGCGCGTTGTTGGTAGTTGCCTGAGTATTTGGTTCGCTTGCCTTTGGGGTGTTGCTGGTGCCAGACCACCTGGCACCCGTCGCATCTTCTTTGGTTTGGTGTGAGTCGATGACAGTCAAGACATGGGCGTTGGATGGGCATGGCTGGGTGGGGTGGGTGGGCTGGGGTTACCAGAGCTCATCGGGCATGATGTTGTCGTGATTGTTGTTGTGATTGAGGTAGGTGGTACCCGTTGGTTGGGTGTTTGGGTTGGGGGTAGGAACCACCTGTGTAACTACGTTACACACAGGGTTCCCTATACCCTTGCTGGCTTCTAGAGGGTGGTTCCCAGGTGGTACCCGAGGTGGTTCCCGATTGTCTAGTGGTTCCCACTGGTTCCCATTGGGGTGGTTCCCGTCTAGTGGGCGTGGCATCTGTCGGCATTGGATGGCTCGTGAGACTGTGGATTTGCGAGCGAGTGTGATGCCTTGGGCTTTGGCTTGTGTCATCACTTCGTTGACTCCCATCTCGGTTGGGAAGCCGAGGTCGTCTAGCCGGTGGGCTAGGTCTATTTCTTGTTTGGTGAAGCCTGTGCGTTCTTTGGTTTTGAGTCTGATGTTGATGGTGTCGTCAAAGTCTTCGACGATGAGGTCGATGGTTTCTGGTACCCAGCTGATGCGTGTGTGGGTGCGCTTGAGTCTGAGGCCGTCATCGGTCTTGATGAGTTGGAAGACGATGTCCACGTCGTCGTTCTTGGCTGATGATCCTCGTTGTCCTAGTTTGGCGTTCTTGCCTGCGTGGTCGGTGCGCACACATGCTACGCCTGCCCGCTTGAGGGCTAGGCCTGTGGTGCGGGCGAACTCACGGTACGAGTCGGCTGAGTTCTCTTCACCGTCGATGGCACGTCCTGTGGTGTCGATCACGACGACTTCAGCCTTGACGAGGTTGATGAGGTGCATGAGGGCTGAGGCACCTTCGGTGGTGTTGAGTGGTGGGAGTGAGGGGATGATGGCGTAGTGAAAGTGGGAGAGGTTGTCGTCTTCTGTGTAGCCGAATTGTTCTAGGCGTTCGTAGAGGTCGGACTCGATCATCTCATAATCCAAGTACAGACAATGGACTGGTGGTTGTGCTGCTTGTCCGAGGATGGGTTTGCCTGTGGCTAGAGCTGCTACAGCATTCAAGGTCAGCCAGGATTTTCCTGTCTTTGCACTGGCGAAGATGGCGGTCTGTCTGCCTCTGGCGATCAACGGTTTGCATATCCAGTCTTCAGTGGTGTGTTCTTGTGTCCAAAACTCTTTCCAGTTCACGAGCATGCCAAGCATCTCGTCGCCGGTGGGGATGGGTGGTAGTGGTTCGGCTTGGCCGTTTGGGGTGGCTAGGTAGGCTGTGGCTGCTTGTTTCCAGTTGCCGTTGTGGTCTCGGGCGGCCATATAGCCGAAGCGGTTGTATCCGCCTTCTGGTAGCCAGGGGATTGAGCTGGTGAAGACGATGAGTGCGTCGTTGCCGTTGTGGCCGATGGTGGCTGACGTTCCGTCGCGTGGGTCTTTGCCTGGTCGAACCCAGTGTTGTTCGCCGTGTCGATCTGTTTTGGCGTGTGTCCAGCCGTCTCGGGTGAGTAGTTCTTCCCATGTGGTTTGGGCGTTGTAGCGGGCTGATGGGGTGGTGGGATCGTTCAGGAAGGTGTCTGATACGTCTTTGGGCTTGACCATTGCGGGTTGGCTGGTGAGGAGCGTTAGGAGCCATTGTGGTGCGTCTGCTGGTCTTCTGTCGAAGGGTGAGTGGCCGTCTTCCCATTCGTAGCGTTTGCCGTTTGGGTGGAGTGACGGGTGGGCTAAGACTTGGCCGCCTTCTCCTCTGATGTCTAGGCCGACTCCTAGGCGTGAGCCTGCGTCGTTGCGTATCTCTACTGGTGCATAGAAGTACAGGTGACGGCCACCGGTACCTGTGATGGCTTCCACTGTGTCAGGCAGTTTGCCGTACCGCTGTTGCAGATCGTGCAGTGTGTCTGAGCCTCGGTACTCTTCACGGTCATCAACATCGACCACGAAGACTTGACCGTGTTTTGTGCGTCCTGTTGCGATGCCGATACCAAACGTCTTGTAGTCACCAGACCACCAAGCCGTGATGGTGTCGATGTCTGACGTGGCTTTCGTTTGCCATTGGTCGATGCCAGGGTATTTGTGTCCTGGTTTGATAGGGATAACCCTGATTCCTTTTGAGGCGTAACCCAACGCCAGTTCCAATGTGTTCATTGTGTCCCCTTTGGATACGGTAATTCTTGGTATCGCAATGCAGAACGCATTGCTTTCTTCTGAGTTTTGTTTCCGATAAACATGATGTATCGATGTTTGCGTGATCGTGGTGCTAAATAGAAATCGTCACCGTATGCGGATCGCATTGCATCAACCCTTCTTCCCTCTGTGTTTCTCATTTTGTCTGCGACAGTTACCCCATGCAAATGTTCTTGACCGCGAATCTTCCAATCAGTTCGTTTGGCACTCAGTCCTGTGTAGATGAAGTTGGTTGCCTGATAAACAACACCTAGATGGTTCTGTGCCAGGTCGGCGAATGAAACAATGATTCGAGGTGCAGGCAACAATTTGAATGATGCTGCAACCAATCTGCTTGCCTCATTGGGTTGGTTGTTGAGTAGAACAAGACGGTTCAGTTCCAGCACAGACTTTTGCCATTCATCACCACAGATGCCTCGACATAGGTTTGATGAGGCTGGTGTCCCATAACAAACAACACCAACTAATTCGTTGTTATGAAACAACCCGTATGCAAATGAAATAGATGGGATTCGTTTTGCGTAATGGATGTTCAACAAGAAGTAATAACTTTCCTTTGAAGTAATTTGCCTAACAACATATCCGGTGTTGATTTCATCGAACAAACCTGATTGCCATGTTGGCTCTTCCATGTTCATTTATCAATGCCGTCATCAATCCATGTTGACCAGAGTTCGGCTGGGTGAAGACCAAGGCTGATGGCGTATCGGTCAGCAGCATATTCACTGATCGTCATGTTCGGGTTGGTGCGCCATTTGCCTATCGTTGAGCGTCTCACTCCGAAGTGTTCGCCTATTGCCCGCGTTCCTAAGTCTGGCGGGAATAGGTCAATCAGTTCTTTGACTGTGTATTTCTTTTGTGTGCGTGACATATCCCTCCTCAAGGATTTGTGTTGTTAGTCTTCTTCGTCCATTACTTCGAACGATCTGGCAATACGGTATTTCTCGGCTGCGCTGGCGGATTCAAGCAAGCCAAGTGTTGTTGATGCTGTTTGGTTTTTGAGTGTTGTGATCCAGAATGACGGCTGACCTGATGCACGTTGAACGGTCGCAATGACAACATAGGCATCACACATCCCTTCGGTGCAGGCATCAATGTATTCTGCGATTGGGTCTTCAATCATCGTCCTCTACTCCTCGGTCACCGCAGAACGGATGGGTTGGAATTGGTGTCCTGCACGGGCATGGGTTGTTGCGTCTACCGAATATCGTCATGGACTTCGCTCGCTGTTCGATATTCGCTGTGGCTGCCTGCCATCATGCGACCTTCTGGGGTGATAGCAATCCATGTTGGTGCATCAGGGTCACACAAGCAACCGGTGGCACGTTGCGGATCGTGACGAATCAACGACTGACACTTCAAACATTTGGCTTGGAGAATCATTGAGTGTCCATCCGTAACGCATGCAACATGCCGTGAAGTTCGTTGACGGTGTCTGTCAGTCGAGCCACCTGCACTTCGAGGAGCGCAATCGTGTATCGCTGTTCAGCAATCATGAACTCTTTATCAATGTCATTTTGTTGCAATGTTTTCATCCAAGCCATCAGCGTCGCTCCAGTTGAATTGGTGGTGACCAGGTTGCGTCCCATGCGGTGCCAGGTTTGGTGGCAATGCGCATGAGGCCGTCTGAGTCAAGCATGATGAGCAGGTAAATGCCACCGGCAACTGCGGCTGAGGTGATGTCGTGGTTCTTGAT